TGTATTGTAGAAACCAGAAGCGTCTACTGTAAACTCAGTACCAGCGGCGTTGAGTTGGCGGTTGTTTTGAGCTGACCAGTACTCTGTACCAGCTGCAGCGTCGTTGATTAACATTTCGAGGATTTCGAGGTCGATTTCTAAAGAAATGTACTCGCTCATGATGTTAGTTACTTCAGCTTCAGCGTCAAGAGCTTGGTAAGCGTTAAGGTCTTGTGCGAACTCAGGAGTCCAAACAGCTCTTAACTTCTTAGTCTTAGCTACGATAGCCTCACTTCTCATCTGAATGTTGATCTCAGGGATGTCGATGTCAGTTTGAGATAATGAGTTAGGATAAGCATAGTCGTTACCAGCTTCGAAATCACCTACTTCATAAGGAGACATTGTAGTTTGCTTTTGGTAGAATACCTTAGCGTTGTCGCCCTGTGTGATAACACCGTCAGAAGCAGAAACTACGAATTGGATGTTTGAACCAACTACTTTAGTTAAAGCCATTACTAAGTTATCAGCACCAACAGTTGAACCTGAAACTAATACGAATCCACGTACTGCTTCTGGGTCATAGTTAGGAATAGCTGCTAATGGGAAAGTAACTACGTGTAATTGATCAGCCTCTAAAGAAGCAGTTAATCTTGAGTCGAAGTTAATGTCCTGGTTTGAACCTGAGCTAGCAATAGTCATTGTTGTAGCTGAAGAAGAAAACTGGTTAGTAGAGTAAGTAAATCTACCAGCACCATATAAACCACCTGTGTTTATTGCACCTAAGTTAGAGGCATCAGTTTCAAATGGATAGTTACCAGAATTCTTAGTACCGTAAAGTGATTCGCCCTGTGTGAATGGGTTTTTAGTATCACCGTACTGGAAGTCTAAATAGAATACAAGACCTGAAGGGAGGTTCATTGGCTGTACAGAAACGAATTCTTTAGCAGCGATTTGACCGAATACCTTACGTACTAAAGGTAAAGCGATACCAGCCCATTCAGCACCATTGCCTACTTGGAAATTACCGTAGCCAGAACCACCACCTACTGATGATTGCTCTACTACTAATTGTTTTGCTTGGTTTTCAAGGATCAAAGACATGTTGTTCTTGTCTACCTCTTTGGACATACCTTCGAGTAAACCTGTCTTTTCCCACTTTGAAGCCAAACGTGCAGCGTCAGATTGCATATTTTTCCAACCTTGCCCTGCAGACTCTAAAAGAGATTGAATTTGTGACATTGTAATTAATTTATTAAGTTATTATTTAATACCAGCTAATTTCTGCCATCTAGCAACCTGTGGATCAATTTCCATAATAGGTTGTTTTGATGGAGCAACACCAGCTGCTTTTGAAGCGCGACCTAAATTCTCTCTAAGTGGAGTAGCGGTAGTTGTGTTAGCAACCATACCCTCGTTTAAAGTTTCGAAAATAAGTTTTACTTCTGAAACATTAGACGCTTTGTCAAATGCTTCTAAAACTTTAACCTTTTTAGCTTCTTTTAAGTTTTTAGCTCTAAAGATTTTGTTTGTGTAAAGAAGTTTAGCATTTAAAAGATTAGTTTCGTGAAGATCAGATTTCAATTCCTCGATTTCTTTCTTCATTTCATCCATTTCTTCTGTTTCCCCAATAGATGAAGTTTTACCAGCACCTGATTTGGCTTGACCAGCTGTAGCAGCGCTACCAGCCATACCTAAGAAATCTTTTAATGACATCTTCTTGCCATCTACAGTAATGAGTTTACCTAACATTTCTGGATCATTCCAAACTGCTTTAAGTTTGTCGGCGATACCTTCTTCCATGTCTTCTTTCTCATCGTGCATACCGTCGAGGTAACCCTCTTCTTCTGCGTCTGTACGAGCGTTCTCGTTTACTTCTACGTCTACTTCTGTTTCATCTTCTACATCGATATCTTCGTCGTCTTCAACTTCGTCTTCAACTTCGAATTCTTCACCTGCTTCTAACTCACCAGATGTAACCATATCAGCGATTACGTCTTCGATGAATGATTTAAGATCTTCTTCGGACATGTCTTCGAGGTCGATTTCTTCATCTTCCATATCGTCTTCCATGTCTTCTTTTTCATCTTTCATGCCGTCTTCGTAGCCTTCTTCTTCAGCGTCCGTTCTAGCATCCTCATCGAGTTCAGCTAATAATTCGTCTAAGTCCATTTCGTCATCGCCTTCGGCTAGATCCTTACCGTACTTCATTTTTTCTGTACGCTTAGTTTCTTTACTTTCACCTCCGTCTTTGCGGTCATCGTCCTTGTACTCTTTTTTAGCTTCTGTCATTTCATCTTCTACTTCTTTCAAGTCCTCATCTTCCATTTCTTGTAGCTTTGCTGATAGCATTGACTTCAATCTTGGTTCAAAGGCCTCTTCCAAAGCAGCTTTTGCGTTTGCAATAGCAGTTTCTTTAAGTGCTTTTGCATCAGCGATTGCTTCTGCGAGCATATCTCTGTTTGTCATACCTCAAAATTTAGTTTGTGGAATACAGTTATTATGAACTGTAATTGTGTATTTAGTTAAGTGAATGCTATAGAACATAGCATATTATTCACGTTGCGATGATACATATATAAAGAGATATAAAAAAATACAAGGAAAAAAAAAGGCCCGCTTTCGCGGACCTTGCCTAAGGTAGCAGGCTTCTTAAAATACGGGACAAGTCCCCGTTGAACATAAAATTTCGGTTACAATAGAGTTTACTTTGGCATACTTATCAATCTGGGTTTCCTTACCTTCTTTAATCATATGCATATATGAACCTGGGTTGGATGGGGTTGATACGAAATCCCAACATAATAATTCAAAGTCATCTTGTACTTCTAACACACCATCTCTATTTTGAGATAATGAACCCATACCACGAGATGAAACACCTACTTGTACGTTATTTTCAATTAAAGCTCTTAAGATGTTACCTGATGCTGTAGGGAGGATTTCAATTTTACCAACTACGTGATCTCCATCCCACCACAAATCTCTAATGATATGAGATACATTCTTAAGGTTGATAATAGAAGATTCGGGGTGGTCTAATTCACCTGTTGCTCTATTTTCTTTTACAACTTCTTGGTACTTATCAATTTCTCTTTCCCATAATGGCTTAGCATAATAGCGACCATTGCCATTTTTAACTTCGGCGGTAGCTAAAATACCTTCTACCAGTGGGTTACCGGAAGGAGCTTTAATTCCCTCTAATAATTGCACTGGTGAAACCTTAAATGCCTGGGTTTCGATTAGTACTTGTTTCATTTTAGTATTCAGACTCGTCTGTAGTTTCGTCTACGATTTCTGGTTTAGTATAAGCTTTTCCGGATAATTTTTCGTAAATTTTTTCCATGCCCGCTTTTTTCTTTTCTAATTCTTTAACAGCGCGTTGCATTTCTTTCATTTTAGCTTTATCTACTAATTCAGATAGATTTTCATCTTCAGTTACCATAGAAATTCTTTGGTTTTTTTCTTCGATGGCTTCGTCTAAGTAGTTAATTTGAGCTTCTAATTTTACGATATCGCCTTGCTTACCGATTTCAGATAATTTAGAATCAATTGATTCTTTTTTAACTTTTTTCTTTTTATCTTTAGCTTTGTCTTCTAAATCTTCTTTTTCGTCACGCATTCCGTCTAAGTAGCCTTCTTCTTCAGCACGAGTTCTTGCGTTTTCGTTTGCCATTCCTGATGGGCGTAAATCAACATATCCACCGATTGCTTCGTTAATCAAATCTGTTAACTTAATCATTTTTTCTTCTTTTACGGGGACCATTTGGTCCGATTTTGAAGCTTTTAAACCGGGTGCTTCGTCAGTATACCCAATGCCTTTAACACCAAATTGAGCTTTGGTAGTATAATATAAAGGATCTTTAGCTAAATTTTTAGCTACAATTTCTTTTAACTCAGTTACATCTTTACCCTCGTTAGCTGGGTCTTTCATTTCTGTGTAGTAACCTTGTAAGAAGGCTTCACCGTATAGATTATCGATATTTTTTTCGTCTTTATAGTCGAAATCACGAGTTTCCATATCTGTAACTTCCTTAGTAGGCTTTTTCTCTTCTGCTTTAGCTTCTTCAGCTAAAAACTCTTTCCAATTGATAAAAGGATTAGTTCCACCTGTAGCAACACCACCAATACTACCTTCTGAGATGATAGATTTTCTTGTTAATACAGACACTGCTGTATCAAAAGTAGTGATAGGGGTGAATAGATTAGGGAATAACCTACGAGCGGATTTCATGAACATATCTTTACGTCCTTTTCCCTCTTTAATTAGGTTGTATTGTTCTTGTAATGTTGGTTGTTTCATTATTCTCCTTTTAACATTTCTTCAATATCTTTAATATAGTCTAAAACTAAATCCGTAGGTTTAACCACAGCATAAGAACTGGGTTGGTCCTGGTAATATGAGATAGTTTCGTCTTTGGCTCTATCCAATAAAGGATATAAAGCGTTTATACGGGACTCAATCTCTTTGAATGCGGCAATACGTCTTTCTTGGTATTTCCTTACATTCTCAGGTTGGTAAGCTGCTTCTTTTAGTTTATACTTATACATATTATTTCTTTCCCCATAAATATTTAACTTCTACGCCTTTTGTCGAATGAGGCGGGGCAACGGGTTTCCATCCTAACTTATAATAATAGTTGTCTTGAACCCCTTTTTCCGTAGCTTTAGGACCTTTACCTAAACTAGCTCCAGGGTTAGATTCATCTACTTTTTTTTTCTTTTTAAAGGCAAATGGAGTAGCATATTGGGGGCCTGCTCCCGCAGTAAAAGAAGCAGCACCACCAGCACCACTCATTTCATTCATTCCCTTAATACGTTCGTATTCTGCTTTTTTATTATTGCGTAAATAAGTTCTTAACTCATTTCTACGTTTACGGATATCGTTATAATGATCCATAAAGAAAGCTTCACCAGTAGCATCTGCTACTTCCTTAGCCGTATTCATTAATTGAGTTATTTCCTTAAATAAACGCTTATAATCAGCAGTATAATCAACGTCCCAAGTAATTTGACCAGTTTCCGGATCAATGTTTGTTACTGTAGTTTGTATACCACCTGATACTTGAGTGTCGCCTATTTTAGCCATGAGATGCTTTTAATTCTTCTACTAATTCAAGATATTGAAGAATATTCACAATATTTTCACTTGTGACTTTAGCTGTTTTATCTAATTCTTCTATTAAATTAGATACCTCGTTAATTTTAATTTGAACTGCTTTATCTTCAATTTTAGATATCAATTCATTTAACTGAGTTTTAATTTTAGATACTTCAATATTATAAAATTCTCTTAATACTGGAGTTGAATCAACTGAGTTAACATACTGTCTTAATACTTCTTTTTGGCTAGTGTGTAAACCATCATACTTACCATTGAATTTTTCCATTAAAATTCTATAGGTGAGCATACGAGTATCTTTGTCGTATGATTGGAACTCTTGTAGTATATCAGCTTCAACTTTCTGGGTGTTGATTTGAGAAGTTGAAAGATGCTCTAGTAATGTCATTTTGTTATTTACAATAACATCAGTATTTACTAAAGCGTCTGTATTTTGGATTTCTACTAGAGTATAAAAGGCAGCATAAGTTTTATAATGAGATAATTTAGCTTTAAAAAAATCTTCTAAATTATAATTATTTCTAATCTCGTTAATAAGATTATACTTTTCTCTTTTAAGGGCGCTACGATTTAATTTTGAAGAGGCTTCAAGTAATGTTTGAATCATTACATTAGCTTTACCTTCAGTCAAAGAAGTATTTTTAGCTAAGGTTTCGTATAATTTATACTCCTTACCTAACTCACTTTTGACAAAATATTTTTGGATAATACCCAAAGATGCCGAATCTTTTCCATTAAGGGTATCAGCAGTAACTTGACGAACAAGTAACTCAAAAAGGATACCAGTATTTTTATACTTTGAATGTTTAATATTCATTCCAACTAGGATTTATTATAAATATATGAGGATATATTACTCTTTAATATTTGATTCATCTAATAGTGACTCCTTACGTTTATCAGAAGTAAAGACTAATTCTTTGTCTAAAGATTCTAATAAAGTTCGGTTTTTAGCAAAATTATGTTTTGCGGCTTCACTAACTGTAGATTGGTCATCTACTTTCATGTCCTTTCTACCTAAACGATCTCTACCGAAAGCGTTGTCTTGAGTATTAATATTTGAAACCTTCTCTTCGGGACGACCTAAAGGACGTTTTTCATCATAACCATCAGGTACATTACCTGGGTCTGTTTCCATTCTACCTTTACCATATAATGAAGCTAGATCGTGTGGAGTACCATATGAACGACCTGTTGTAAGTGGATCATTACCTTCTGTCTCAATTTGAGCCATACGGAATCTACGTTTTTGGTCTTGAGCGATTAAGTCTCTATACTCTTCATACTCGTCCTCACTAAAGTGGAAGATATGGTTATAAATCCAATCAGTAGGAAGTAATTTATTTTCCATAATTTGAGAAGCTAAATCTACTTTCTCTTTCATTAATGCGATCTTTTCTTGATCGTAAATGATAGATGGAGTAGTTAATTGTAACTCAAAATTAGTCATTTGTTCGTCTCTATATCCTTGAGAATATAGGTGAACCAAAGCGATTTTATATAATTCTGAAATTAGAATACGTTGTAATCTGTCAATTGTGCGACCGAAACGAATATCTTCAGCTGCTAATGTAGCTTTACCAGATAAATTTTCATCATAGCCCATAAATGCTTTAGGCACTTTAAGAGCAGCAAATAATTTTTCTCTTAGGTATTCTACGTCTTCGATTGCGGCGTAATCTAAACCTTTTGTAGTATCAATTTTAGTTGCTTGATCGTTACCTCTAATAGGGATATAAAAATCCTCCATTATGTTTTGCATATTATAATTCAGGTTATACTCACCTGTTTTCTGGTCCATTAAAGGTGTACGCTTCATTGTAGAAATTGTTTTCTGCATAAAGTTTTCTACCTCATTTGGAGGAATAGAACCAACGTTAATATAGAAAATACGTTTTTCTGGGGCGCGGACAATTCTATGGATTAGCATTGCATCTTCCATCAACGCATATTGCTTGTATAATTTACGAGCAGGTTCAATGTATGAACGACCATATGGAAGATAATTTACATCCGATAGTAATCTAAAGTGAGCAATCTCATAATTATCAAATGTAATAGTATTACCAGCTGCTCTTTGATTTGGTGTATTATAATATCCTGAAGAAGTACCACCATAGATACCTTCTGGGTTGTAATTAAATACTACTTTAGATGGGTGTTCTGGGTCAAAATTTTCTTGTCTTTCAATATGGTATGCTGAATATGGGATTACATTATAAACACCATATTTTTCTGAA